TGGAAAAAGAATTTATAGAATTATTTAAAGGATATGAAGGTGATTTTGGCATGGCCGACATGTCAAAGACAGAACTCGATTCAGAAAAAAATAAAATAAAACCAAACTACGAATGGGCAGGTAGACCTGTCACATTAGATGATTATAAAAATCATTTACAAGGAAAAAAATCAATTGGAATCCAACCATGCAGAATAGATAAAACTGCACAATTTGGATGCATCGATGTTGACCCACCAGATTATGGAACATTTAAAGTAGAAAATTATTTAGCATTATTTCAACAATATAAGTTACCATTAGTACCTATATTATCTAAGAGTGGTGGCTTACACTGTTATATTTTTTTAAAAGAACCAATACCAACTGTAGATTTAATTGAAGCATTAAAAGCGTTTCTGCTTCCACTGGGATTAAAACCAACTACTGAGGTTTTTCCTAAACAGAAAGAACTACAGAAAGATGATAAAGGAGACATTAAACCAGGAAATTTCATTAACCTACCTTACTATAACAACGGCCAATCCAATCGATACGCTATAGATAAGAATAATTCTAAACTATCAGTAGAACAATTTATAAAATTTGCTAACGAATCTAAAGTTGATAAAGAAACTTTAGATAAACTTGTAGAAGAAACTCACAGAAATATATTATTAGGAACTAATCCTGAATTTGACGATGGCCCACCTTGTTTAGCATTGTGTTCCAAAACTAAACTAGATGATGGTAGAGATCGATTTATGTACAACTACATGGTCTTTGCTAAAAAGAAATATAAAGATAAATGGCCCGACCAAGTATCGGCAGCTAATTATAGTTATCTAAGTAGTCCTTGGGATAAGGCAAAACTAGATTCAAAAATTAAAGCATGGAAAGGAGAAACAGCAGGTCATACTTGTTATGAGGATCCTATTAAAGATAAATGTATGCGAGGTCTTTGTTATAAAAGACCTTTTGGTGTTAAATCAGATAGCATTTCTGTATTCCCTGAGATTCAAGATTTTGAAATGATAGCTTATGCAGAACCTGAGTACAGATTTAATGTGATCATGCCTAATGATGATAAGATTCAAGTAATAATAAGTAACACAAAATTAATGACAACACAGAAAGAAGTTTTAAATTTAGTGTGGCAACAAACTGGTGTTTACTTTGAACCTTTAAAACCAAAAGAATTTAGAGCAAAATTAAATGAGTGGCGTAAGAATGGTCAAAAAATTACACCACCTAAAGGAACTCAAATCGAGGATAGATTAGAAGAAGAATTATTTCAATATTGTATCAATGGTCCACAAGCTCAACAAAGAGGTCACATACATAATGGATCATGTTTTACCGAAGAAGGCTTTCATTATTTTAGATTTACTTCCTTTATCGAACATCTGGGTAATGGTTGGAAGATTCCAGAAGAAAAAATTGCACAAAAATTAAAAGACAAATGTAGAGTTGAATTTGATCATTCATTAAATGTAGATGGTAAAACTCTTAAAGTATGTAAGGTAGTACAATTACATGTTGATAAAATAGAATATAAACCGACAGAGAGAAAAGGAGTCAACTATTAATGGCACGATATAAAGTAGTAGGGCCTCCGGGAACTGGAAAAACAAGAAGACTTCTAAACCAAGTCCATAAATATGTTGAAAAAGGTGTCCTGTTAGATCAAATTGGCTACTTCGCTTTTACTCGTAAGGCTGCAGGCGAAGCCCGAGATAGATTTCTAGCAAAAAATGAAGACCTCACTAAAAAAGATATAAAATATTTTCAAACCCTACACTCACTAGCTTTTAATAATCTAGGACTTAAAGAAGAAAACGTAATGCAGGAAGGAAATTATCTTTCCATCGGAGAAACTTGTGGAATTCAAGTTAAATATGCAGCGTACGAGAGCAATAACTTTAATGGAATTTTTTCTTCAAGTAGTGAATACTTAAGTCTAATTAATTTAGCGAGAGTAAAACAAATTTCAGTAGAAGAACAATTTGATTTAAATGAACATTTAACCTGGATTACGAGAGATAAACTTACAGCTATTCAACAAGAAATAAATAGTTATAAAAAAACATTTGGTCTAATTGATTTTACCGATATGATTTCTAGATTTTTAAAACAGGACCCCTTAAAACTACCTAAATTTAAAGTTATCTTTGTTGATGAGGCCCAGGATCTATCTTTAATTCAATGGGCCATGATTAAAAAGATAGAAAAAGATACTGGTTGTGATGTCTGGGTAGCCGGCGATGATGATCAAGCTATATTTGGATGGGCTGGAGCTGATGTTGATTCATTTATTAAATGGGAGTCCAGAGAAATTTTATTAGATCAATCCAAAAGAGTCCCAAGTTTAATTCAAACCAAAGCTTTAAATATTATTGACCGTATTGGCTATAATAGAATACCAAAAAATTATTTACCTAAAGATATTTCAGGCAATATTTATCAACGTTATAAATTAAATGATGTTGATTTAACTGAAGGAGACTGGTTGATTTTAACTAGAACTAAATCTTTATTGAAGGCAGTCCCTCCTTTTCTAAAAAGAAAAGGGCTCTATTTTAATACAGCTCAAGGCAATAGTATAGGTAAAACTTTATATGAGGACATAATAAATTGGGAAAAAATAAAAAAAGGAGAACATATTCCTGAAATAGCACGCGAAAGAGTAATGGAAAATATTAATCATAAAGAAATAGATTTTCGAGGAGATTGGTATGAAGTTTTTAATAATGTATCCGTTACTAAAAGAGACTACATGCGCGCCATGTTACTTAATAAAGAAGATATTTCTAAAGATCCTCGAATAAAAGTTTCAACGATTCACGGAGCTAAAGGTGGAGAAGCAACCAATGTAGTTTTATTTTTAAATCAAACGGCGAATACTATCAAAGGTGCAAAAAAATCGCAAGCAAAACAAGAAGAAGAATTTAGAGTTTGGTATGTAGGAGTTACACGAACAATGGAAAATTTATTTTTAATAAAATGCAAAAACAAATTAAAGGAATTTAAAATATGAAAAATCCATATGATAAACAAATCGGTGGAACACACTATCAGAAATTTAAAATTCAGCCAAGTAAATTCGTAATTGAAAATGAGTTGCTATATCCGGAAGGATGCGTTATAAAATATATCTTGAGACATAGACTGAAAGGAAAAAGAGAAGATTTAAAAAAAGCAATTCACTTTATTGAAATGATTATTGAAAGAGATTACCCCGATGTATAACCCATTACCACCCCGACTTACAATTAGACCTTCTTTAATTAGTGGATTAGGATTATTTGCAACCGCAGGTATTGCACAGGGAACTAATCTTGGAACTACACATATAAAAGTTGACGGCACTATTTTTAGAACTCCTTTAGGTGGTTTTATTAATTGTGATGAAAATGCTAATTGCGTTAAAGTAGAAATGAGAACCGAAGGTTCTATTACTGATAAATGGAATTTACTAACATTAAGAAATATTACTAGCGGTGAAGAACTAACTTTAAAGTATACATTCTACACGATCACAAAAGATTTTTTAGAAGAAGCTGAGAAAGAAAAAAAAGAATTAGAAGAATCATATCAAGAATCAATAAGACAAACCAAGGAGAGACTAAATAATGTTTGAAGCACAAACCGAATGGGTTAAACCCGATGAATTTCCAGATTTAAGACAAGCAGATACAATTGCAATAGATTTAGAAACACACGATCCAGATTTAAAATCAATGGGGTCAGGTTCTATAGTTGGAAAAGGTAAAGTTGTTGGAATTGCCGTCGCTGTTGATGGCTACTCAGGATACTTTCCTTTTGCTCATGAAGGTGGTGGTAACCTCGAAAAAAGTAAAGTAATTCAATGGTTTACAGACATTTGCCAATCTCCCGCAGATAAAATTTTTCACAATGCAATGTACGATGTGTGTTGGATTCGAAAAATGGGAATAAAAATAAATGGAAATATTTATGACACCATGATCGCAGCATCACTCGTAAATGAAAACAGATTTAGATATGATCTTAATAGTTTAGGTTGGGACTATGTTGGTCGAGGTAAAAACGAAACAGAATTAAAAGCTGCCGCTAATGAATGGGGCATTGATCCTAAATCTGATATGTGGAAACTTCCTTCAATGTATGTTGGCAACTACGCAGAACGTGATGCAGAAATAACTTTAGCCTTATGGAAAGTCATGCAAAAAGAATTAAGCGACCAGGATCTAGGAGCTATTTTTGAATTAGAGACGGATCTTTTTCCTTGTCTGGTTGACATGAAATTTCTTGGAGTGAAAGTTGATGTGAGCAGAGCTCATGAATTGAAGCGACAGCTAACATTACAAGAAGAAATGTTACTCCAAAAAATAAAAAAAGAAACAGGAGTAGAAACTCAAATATGGGCAGCAAGATCAATAGCCAAAGTTTTTGAAAAATTAAATTTACCTTTTGAACGAACTGAAAAAACCAAAGCGCCTTCATTTACAAAAAATTTCCTTTCCTCTCATGAACATCCTTTAGTTAAGATGATAGCAGAAGCAAGAGAAATTAACAAGGCTCATACTACATTTATTGATACCATCATTCGATACGAACATTTAGGTAGAATCCATGCAGATATTAATCAAATTAGATCTGACAATGGAGGAACAGTAACAGGAAGATTTTCATATTCCAATCCAAACCTACAACAAATTCCCGCTCGTAACAAAGACTTAGGTCCTTTGATTCGATCCCTCTTTCTTCCAGAATCAGGTTGCGAGTGGGGATGCTTTGACTACAATCAACAAGAACCAAGATTAGTAG